CAAACCAGTTCACCAATACAGATGTATCTTTATGCCCGTTTTTTAGGGTATGGAGGTTCTATAACTGATTGTGATATTTGGTCAAAGAAAGAATTTAAAAAAAGAAACTTTAGCACGATACTTGAAGTAGAAATAGATTCTATGCAGATAGATATATCAAAACTTAGAGAAGCTATAGATCTTGGTGTAGTAAAACAGGACATGGGAGCAGCTCGTATATCTATGCTTCAAAAAGAATTGAGAGCTCATATTAAACAACTTGCAGATGAGAAACATCTTACAGATAAACAAGGCTTAATACTTGCTGGTGCTGATCGTGCTTTAAGAGAAATACTATTAATCTTTAGAGATGATCCTATAGAAGGACCACTACAGGAAGCATCAATGGGTGTATGGACAAAGATTCTCCAAGAAGAATCATAAGTCTTAACGAGGTAGTCTTAATACATGGCTGGAACAAGTATCTATTCTGTTCATCGTAGAACTGCAAGGGCAGCTGCTAAACAACAGGTTGTAAAGAAAACATCATCAGTTGATGTTGAAAAAGCTCGAACAGATTTTGCATACTTCTGTGATGTTGTAGGGGACAAACCTCCTGCAGAACATATGCAGTTATGGCATGAACATCTTTACACACATCAAGATAGTGAATGTTTAATTAATATTGCTGGACCCAATGTAGATATACTTGCACCAAGAGGATCAGCCAAGTCTACAGTCTTAGGTTTATTCACTGCCTGGGCTATCGGTGTACATGCTCTTAATAAAAAGCCATTAAAAATTTTATATATTTCATACACTGTTGATGTTGCCAGACCAAAGAGTGCAGCAATAAAAAGAATTATTGAAGATAGTAAGATCTATCGAGAAATATTTCCTATGGTAAAAATTGCCAAAGGAATTAATTCTAATGAGTATTGGAGTATTGATTGGAAGTTTGCAGGTATAAGATCAACTGGTGAGGAAGAATTCAGTTTATGTTGTGCAGGATTAAAAGGTGCTGTTACATCAAAGCGTTCTCATCTATGTATCATTGATGATGCTATAAAATCAGCTGATGATATTAAGAACAGAGACATTCGTGTAGCTATGGAAGATAACTGGAACTCAGTTATTGTTCCAACTATGTTTGAAGGAGGTAGAGCTATATGTCTTGGTACAAGATTTAGACATGATGATATACACCAGACTACTTTCACACCTGATAATGATTGGATACAAATAATACAGTCAGCAGTGACTGTTGATGAAAACGGTGATGAGAAATCTTATTGGCCAGAGATGTGGTCACTCGATTATCTAAATGATCGTAGAAGACAATCACCTATAAGTTTTAGCTTTCAGTATCAGAATCAGGTGGTAAGAACAACTGATATGTCTGTTTCACCAGATTTGATTATCAAAGGACAGATACCAACACAGTTTGATTGTCTAGGTGTTGGTGTTGATTTATCTGCAGGTGTTAGAGAAAGAAATGACTACACAGTATTTGTTATGGGTGGGAGACTTGGAGACAAGATATATATCATTGACTGTAAACGATTAAGAATAATGGGTAATGTAGAGAAACTAGAAGCAATAATGGAGATGATGTTTGAATGGGGAATAGTTCATAAAGACAATGATAAATACTTTCCTACTGGTAGCACTGTTGATGTATGGTCAGAAGCTGTAGCATATCAGGCATCATTGGAAGCAGATTTCAAAAGGATATGCTTGGAAGAACAAGGACTTTATAATTTACTCTGGCATCCGGTAAAAGGATTCAGAGGTGACAAAGTTGCCAGATTCAGAGGAATTATGGGCTTATTTGAACAACATAAGATATTATTTAATAAATACCGTAAGTTCCAGGCACTAACAGATGAAATAGTAAATTTCGGAGTTAGTTCCCATGACGATTGTGTTGATGCCCTAGTCTGGTTATGTAATGGATTAATGTCCAGAGGAAAACTAGAGTTAGAGTATTGACGAATTAGACTATTAAGAGTATCTAACATGATAGCCAATTTTTTCTATAACAATATTGAACTTGAGCAAGATGCTTATGGTTCTGCCATAATTAACCTCCCTGATGAGGTATGTCATGATCTGGGTCTTCAACCCGGAGAAAGATTTAATATTGAGGCTGATGACGAAAACATTGTCTTCAAACGAGTAGCTCCCGGCTATGAGATTGATGCCAAATAAAATAATAAAAAGTGACTAGATGAATCAAACTAATTCTACTTTTGACTCAATGCTGAAGGCAGCAATAAGTCGTGACTCTGATGGTGCTACCGATACGATGATTATTCATGCTCATCTGTCACAGATGAAAATGTTTGGTATTCGTCAGGGTGTTGAGTTTTATCCTGAGCAGGATAATTTTGGATCACAGAGATATGATTTTATACAACAGGTAATTAAGTTTAATCAACTTGATGCCAGATTAGATTCCATATGGGATCATTTTCTGGCTTTAGGAAAAGGATTATTTTATATTCGTCCTACTGAAAAAACCTATAGACTTTATTGGTTTGACAAAAATTCTTATAGAACTTTTTATTCACCAGAAGGAGAACTTGAAGAAGTAATCGTTATCTATCCTTATAAAGTTAAAGCCAATAGAGGTTTCGGTGGATCTCAGATTGGATTAAATACAGATAAGAGATATATGCGTCTTCGAATTACAGCAGAGAATATCGAAGAAGTACATAGTGAACAGGAGTTAAGTTTTGATGGACCACAGGAGTTCACTACTTTAAATAAGAAAGTTTTGACCAACACAATGAAATTTATTCCTTGTGTAGAAGTGTTCAACAATCCTGATGCTTTTGGCACTGATGGTAGTGGTGAATTTGATTGGATAGCAAATCAGATTGTTGCTCATGATGAAATGGTCAAAAACATCAGAGCTAACTTATCATTCTTTGGTAATCCAACTTTACTATCTTCTCGTCCAAAACAAGATATTGTTGAGAGCAGTAAGGATGCTCCACCACAAAGACCAAGTATTTCAAGTCAATCAGGTTTCACTTCTGATTTAAGTACACTTCAATCTACATATAAACAAGATCCTGTAACAAGAAATCCAGCTGGATATATTGGTAGTCCAGGTGGAGGAATGAGAGTTCCAAGAGTTATTGCAAACTTGGAACCTACAGATCGTGTTGGATTTATTACTCCTAATGCAGTAAGCACCGATCAATCTAGATATGTTGGACAACTAAGAAGTGAAATAAGATTAGCTTTAGGTGGTATTGATGACATATCAATTAGTAATGTAACTGCAACAGAAATAAAATCTGCATACGGAAGAGTAAGTGCAACTGCTAGAAAGAA